TTTATTTTTTTATCTGATTTTATTAAAACTTCGACAATGTCATCAGAAGATTTTCCTGCTTTAGTAAGTTTAATTACTGTATCAGTCCATTCTTTATTATTAAGTATCTTCCTACCTGTTTCATATTTTCCAGGAAATAAAATATTATTAACTTTATAAAATAATCTATTTTTTTTGCCTACTTTTTTTACACCTGATTTTACTTCTGGATCTGTAATTTTATATCTTTGAAAAACACCTACATCTAAAGCGTCTTTTTTTCGAGCTTGTCCAAATTTTAATTTTCTAAATTCTTGTGGAGTTAATTTTTCTTTTAATAAATTTAATTGGTCTTCGGTTAAAGAAATACC